CGACGTAGATCTACGAGGCCATGATGTATCCTTGCGCGTGTAAATATTGCACAGCTGTTCGGCTTCGAAACGGCAAGCCTCGATATCGATGGGACGCGCGTCAACAGTGTTGGCTTCGAACCCATCCCCTTTCCGTTGCATATGGTGGTCCGTATTGGCCGTTTCGTTTGCGTTAGGCTAGAGCACGGTGAAAGGGATTCGCCGCCTCTGGTTTGACTGTGAGACGCGCAGCCGTTTCCCGATCCGGCATGGCACTGTCCGCTATTCCAAAGATGTGAGGATGACCGTTGCCGCGTGGTGCATTGAGTACACTGCTGGCACCTTTGGCCCTATCGTCATCGTTGATCTGATGGCGCCCGGCTGGCTGGCTAAGCTCCAGCCGCTGATTCAAGCTGCGATTGCCGCGCAGGAGATCTGGGCGCACAACGCTGAGTTCGATCGCGTACAGCTGGAGACCACGAAGTGGTGGCCCACTTCCAAGGTGCCATTGTCGAAGTGGCGCTGCACGATGGCCTTGGCACGGCTGCACGGGCTGCCGGGTGCGCTGGACAAGCTGTGCATCATCTTCAAGCTGCCGGCATCACAATCCAAAGGCAGCAACGGCAAGGATCTAATTCAGTTCTTCTGCGTGCCGGATAAGAAAGACAATTTCCGCGAGCCTAAAGATCATCCGAAGTTGTGGGCAGAATTCTTGGCCTACGGCGGCCAGGACGTGACCGCGATGATCAACGTGTGGCGCAAGACGCCGAAGTGGAATGCCGCCCCGCGCATGTGGTCCTTCTGGCACCTGGACCAGAAGATGAACACGCGCGGCGTTGAGATAGATCTCAAGCTCGCGCAGTGCATCATCCGCGATACCACCATTGCCAAGCGCCGCTGGGCTAAAGAGACCGCGCGCATTGCAAAGGAAAATCCAGCGCTGGCCATGGCTAACGAGCTGGAGTCAACCACGCAGTTGAAGCGCTTGAAGGCGTACATGGCTGACTTCGGCGTGGATCTGCCGGACATGTCGGCCGACACCGTTGAACGGAGGCTCGATGATGAATCACTACCTGAACACATTAAAGAACTGCTACGCATCCGTCAGCAGGCATCTAAGGCGTCAACTGCAAAGTGCCAGCGAGCTATCAATCAGCATGTGGCAGGAAGGCTCTATAACTTGCTTGTGTTCTGTGGAGCGATGCGAACTGGCCGGTGGGCTGCTCGGACATTACAGCCTCATAATTTCCCGCGACCCAAGTACAAGCCTTGGGAAATCGATCTCGCAATCCAGATGTTCTACCTTGAAGCGATTGAGCTACACGATCCAAACGATGTGATGGGGCTTGCATCAAGCTGCCTGCGCGGGCTGGTCATTGCAGCCAAAGGTCGAAAGTTAGTTACGTCCGACTTGAAGAACATCGAAGGTCGCTTCATGGCCTGGATTGCGGGCGAGGAATGGAAGTTGGAGGCCTTCCGTGCGTTCGATCGCGGCGAGGGTCCTGATCTGTACAAGGTCTCCTACGCGCGGCCGTTTGATATCGACCCCAACGATATCGCGGACGAAGGCGATTGGCGCCGGCAGATTGGCAAGGTCATGGAGCTGGCGCTTCAGTACTATGGTGGCGTCGGTGCCTTCTGCTCGATGGCCGAGACTTACCACATCAATCTGGAGGACATGGCCAAGACCGCTTGGAGCGTCATACCAGATGATAAGAAAGCCGAGGCCTTAGGCCTATGGCGCAAAGCTGCAAAACGCCGTCGTACCTACGGACTGACCGAACGTGTCTGGATCGTATGTCAGGCACTGGTGCTGATGTGGCGCGAAGCACATCCGGCAATCGTGAAGTTCTGGAAGGATCTTGAGATTGCCCGCAAAGCGGCCGTGTTCAATCCCGGCAAAGTGTATAAGGTCGGCAAGCATATCCAAGTCGATCGCCGGGGCAACTGGCTGCGCTTCCGTCTACCTAGCGGCAGGTACCTGTGCTACCCGGCGCCGCGCCAAAATGACAGCGGTGCATCCTTCATGGGTGTAAGCCCGTAATCATGGACGGCTTGCTTGCAGCCGAGAATAAGGGGTACCATCCGGTACTCAGCGTGCATGACGAAGCCATAACGGAGCCACCCGATGACGAGCGCTACAGCGACGAACATCTTTCGCGACTACTTGTTGAATCGAGCGCTTGGGCCGTCGGGCTACCCCTTGCTGCGAAAGGTGATACAGGATTTAGGTACGGAAAACACTAGAGGAGTAATTCCAATGAGCAACGTGAATGTGGAAATACTGCAGGGGCTCCGGGCGCGAATCTGCGAAGCCATTGATCGTGCTATCTTTGAGAGCATGGTCTTCGACATTAATCAGAAGAACCAGTTTTCCTTTGGGGACCCTGCGGGGTTGCAGAATAAAGCCCCCGGTGAAGCCGCTATAGAAAGCACTAGGGGGTAACCACATGAAACGCAAAACTAAAAAGAAAGCACCACTGGGTATGCGTAAGCTGCAACGTCAGCTGAATTCAAAGAGCACGCAGGTTGTCGGCTTACAGCGCTTGGTTCAAGAACTACGATGCGAAAATACAAGTACCAAAACAATGCTGTATGAGCTGCGCGCGTCGCTAAAAGGGATCGTACCGCTTAAGTTTTTCATCCAACGCCCCGCTGACACTACTCGCAGCCCCCTCGAAGTACGCAGCACAGAACATGGCCGCGATGGTTTTACGACCGTATTGAAATGAAACGCCGTGTCCGCGAGCTCGGGGACGGCGGCGTCCAGGCATACCTGATCAAGCAAGTGACCAAGCACGGCGGCACGGCCGAGCACTTCCAAGTTCCCGGAAAAGTCGGCCCACCTGATTTGATTATCTATTGGCCCGGTCCTGTCGTTCACTTTGCAGAGACCAAGGCAGCCGGCGGCAAGCTAGAACCATGGCAAGAGCGCGACCATACGCGACGCCGCGCTATGGGCTTCGTAGTGAAAGTGATATGGACCAAAGAACAAGCCGCTGATTACGCGCTCAAGTATCGACTCTTGGCGTTGATGGCATGACTGAACTATGGAAGCCGCTGCGCGTTGGAGACTATTGGCAATGCGCTACGCCTACGGGGCCGTACAACTTCAGCGCTTCAACTGAACGCGAAGCGGTTGCATGGTGTAATGATCAACGTCGAATATACGAGGCGAACGGTGTTGGGCTGCGGTATCCAGTTGGACGCTTCTACGCTTACTTTGGCTCCGGCAAGTGAAGGTTCTCACGCTCAAACCGCCGCAGCACCCGATGGTGGATTTCCTGCGCGTCACCATGCGCTGTGCACTGTGGGCTGGCATGGGTATGGGCAAGTCCAGCGCGACGCTGTTCTTGCTGGTGCTGCTGAAGATGCTGGGCGAGCTTACAGACGGTCCTATTCTGGTCATCGGCCCGGCGCGCGTAGCACGTGATACGTGGCCAGACGAGGTGGCCAAGTGGGAACAGTTCAAACATCTGCGCATCACCCCGCTCACCGGCTGTACCCCCAAAGAGCGCCTTGGCCGACTGAAGCGTCGCTCGGATATTTTTACCATCAGCTACGAGCTGTTGCCCTGGCTGGTGGATCACTTCGAGGCGCGTTGGCCGTTCCGCACCGTGGTGGCGGATGAAGCGGATCGCCTCAAAGGCTTTCGCACTCGCCAAGGGGGCCAGCGAGCGCAACAGATTGCCCGCGTGGCGCACAACTTTTGCACCCGCTGGATTGAGTTGACCGGCACGCCAAGCCCGAATGGGTTGAAGGACCTGTGGGGCCAGATGTGGTATATCGATCGCGGTGCGCGGCTCGGCACCACGTACACCGCCTTCCTGGAGCGCTGGTTCAAGCCGTCGTGGAGCGGCCGTGGCATCGAGCCCATGCCGCACGCCGAGCGCGAGATCCATGCGGCCTTGGCCGATGTGTGTTTGACCATCGATCCGAAGGACTACTTCGACTTGAAGGATCCGCTGATCACTGCGATCAAGGTGAAGTTGCCGCCGGCCGCGCGCAAGGTCTACAAGCAGCTGGAAAAGGACATGTACGCCGATCTGCAGTCCGGCACGGGGGTCGAAGTGTTCAACGCAGCGGCGCTGACCAACAAGTGCTTGCAGCTGGCGAACGGCGCGATCTACACGACATACCCGCAGTGGGAAGCGGTCCACGATGCAAAGTTGGAAGCGCTGGAGAGCGTATTGGCTGAAGCGGGCGGCATGCCGGTTCTGTGTGCCTATGCGTTCAAGTCCGATCTATACAGAATCATGGCCGCCTTTCCTAAGTCGGTTGAGCTTGCGACGACGAAAGGCATGGCGGCCTTCAAGGCGGGGAACAGTCCGCTGGGTCTCGCACACCCCGCCTCGATGGGCCATGGTATCGACGGTCTGCAATACGTCACGAACATCCTGACTAGGTTTGGCCATGACTGGAACCTGGGCACTACCATTCAAATGGCTGAGCGGATCGGCCCAATGCGTCAACTCCAGGCCGGTTTTGAGCGTCCGGTTTTTATTTACGATTTGATCGCAGATGGCACCTTGGACGAGGTGGTGATCGATGCCCGGCGGTCTAAACTCACGGTGCAGAATGCCCTATTGCGGGCCATGCGACGTCCGAGGTAAGATCGGCCATGGCCAAACTGACAGCCAAGACCCGCAATGCGATCCCTGGCAAGTCCTTCGCGCTGCCGGGGCGTCGATATCCGATCGAGGACAAGGCTCATGCTCGGAATGCCTTGTCAAGGGTCTCTGCCAACGGGACCCCTGCAGAAAAGGCCACGGTTCGGGCCAAAGTCCACAGTAAGTTCCCGGGGATCGGCAAGGCCAAGCCGCTTGGGGATGAGTTTTAAGCATGTCACTGCCCGCAGGGTGCCGCCAATCCGAACTCACGGCGCTTCGGGCCGCCGCAAGGGCTCAAGGCCGCACGCACTATCACGGCACGCCTTGCAAAAAGCATGGCGATACTCTTCGATACACCAGCTGTGCGGTATGCGTACAGTGCATCAAAGAAAACCGGGACGCCCAGAGGCGGTAATGCCGATCGTTTCCGAGGCGCAGCGCAAGGCCATGTACGCGGCTTCAGAGGGCCGCAGCACCTTGGGGATACCCAAGGCTGTCGGAAAAGAGTTCGTGGCAGCAGGCCCCGCCAGCGCTCGCCTACCGCAGCATAAGGCGCCGCCCAAAAAGCATGCTGCCAAGCCGCTCGGGGATGAGTTCTAGGCGTCCGGGGTCAGAAATAGGGTCTGTTCGGCCTGCCGGCGCCGCGTCAAGCCCGGATCCACTACGCCGTCTACGTGGTTCCACAGCAAAAACTGCTGCGCTGCAAGAACCGTCTGCCCTTGGTTGATCAACTTCAACAGCGTCGAGTGACCGCCGGCAGTCACTCCTACGTTGAATAGGAAGCTCACCAGGGCGTCAAACTGGTTCTGCGCCACGGGAAGATCCAGATCGCGCAGCAGCACCGTCACGGTGCTCTGCGTATCGTCCTGGAGCCATTGATCGGCCTGTTCCTGGGTGCAGGCCTGTTCGGGGCCGATATCCTCGCCCGTATGCCCATAGCCGATCGTCCAGATCCCGCGCTGGTCCTGGTAGGAGACCAGCCGACACGACTCAAAAGACTGAATCAAGGCCAGTCCGGCCGCACCCAGTTGCATCATTTGCGGCTCACGATCCACGCCCGTAACCCGGTCGCGATCGAGATCACCAGCGCCAGGAGCTGTAGATACGGGACCGCATGAAGCACGAAGCTGCCGGCGCAGCTCCCGCCGCTGACGCAGGCCCAGATAGTTGTTGCCTTCACGTTATGTTGACTTCCTGTCATGGGTGGACGGTGCGCTCATTGGACCTGGAATTCTGTCAGCGTGGCCCCTACTTGGTCTGCGCTCGCGCCAAGAGCGCTGAGCAAGTCGAGCTGAGTTTGGGAGACGGCGAAGCCAGGATTTCCCTCAGGCACTGACTGTACGCTAGTGGCGGGGGTGCCGGTAACAACTGTTCCGGAGATCGCACCGGGGGTTTCGGACACGTGGCTACCGCTATGGTCCGAGTCGATGCACACGCTACCAGCATGCACAGGGTTAGCGGCAACGTAAGTCGCAAGGTCAGATTGGGATTTTGCATAAGTGGATTCCGCTGTGGTGGCACGTTTGGCGAGTACCGCCGTTTGAGCATCAGCCTTCGCCCGGACGTTGCTTGTTGCCTTGGCATCAGCCGTTTGCTGAGCGAGGATGCCCTTATCATATACCTCGTGGTGCCAATACCAAACTGCACCCCCGGTGCCCAGCGCCACAGTGCCAATTGCAATCAGCTCCATAACCCCTTGCGAGAGGCCGGTCCACTTCAGGACCGTTGCGATGATGCTACCCATTGCCTGCGTCCTTTATCTTCGCATCCCGAATCGTCAGCCAGTGGTAGACGCTGCCCATCGTCGCACCCAGACCACACCAGCTGGCGAATACTGCCTCCCCGGGGTGGATGAACAGATACACCGTGGCTACCGCCCACATCAGCGCTACGAAGCTTAGGATGAACCAATCCTGAACGTGCATGACTTAAGTGTTGTTGATCGCTGAGACCTGATAGGCGGCAACCACATTCCCGTAGTTGACTACTGCCGGGGGCACTCCACGTAACGGCAAGCGCTCGTTGGCGTTCAGTCGAAGCCCCGTTGTGGTAGTCGCCAAAGCACCTCCCACCAAACCCACCAGCACATTGCAGATATTGTCAGCTGAGATATCCACATAGCGCGTGGCGGGGTTTAGGGGGTTGGAGACCGCAGCGCCAGAAACAGTGGCTACGGGGGCTGAGAAACCAGATCCGGTACCGCCGATATTCAATGCAGAGGCTGAAAGCGTATCGGCTACGGTGTAATCCTGACCGCCATTGGTGATCGTCACGGTTGTGACCGCACCGCCCGCCACTACGATGGTGGCCACAGCGCCGGTGCCGGTGCCCCCAGTCAACGGCACTCCAGTATAGGTCCCCGTGGTGTACAGCGTGCCCCCTGTGATAGTGCCATGCGTTGCAATTGAACCCTCCACAGTGTTTATGACCTGACTGGCGATTGGGGGCTCGGCCACCGCTGCGATGGAGTCGCCTTGCTGGTTAGCGGAAAGTCCCGCGTACTCATTGATGTAGACTTTTGCAGTGCTCATTGGAATGCGATCTCCGCGTCAATGGTGATGATGACCTTGCTGGCGGTGTCGGAAATACCAGTTAGGAAGTCTGCAACATCAAAGCGCTGGTCGCCGTACCAGTCATCATAGCTCTGCGCGCCCAAGGAAAAGTTGCCCCATCCGAACTGTGTGCCGCTGACGGAGGCACCTGTGGCCCCCTTGTACAGCGAGATCACATGCGCGACGGTATCAATGTTGAGCACATGAATGTGGCGCACGATGAGAAAAGGCTCCGGCAGCGTGAAGCCCACCGGCCCGCTCTCGGATGTGATATTGCAATTCAGGATATTGCCAGCTGAAGCCGGCAAATATACTGGTGCAAAGCTAATCTGTTTCATGGTGCCCTCCGGGGGCGAGTGTAGCTCATAAGGTGCGCCGGAACCAGTCGCAATAATTCACATCCGCCGTGGATGTCTCGGTTAGGGCAATGTGGGTGACACTGGCGAGCGATACGCTGGTCAACAACGTGAAACCAGCCGGTGGTCCAGTAGTCACATACTCGGTCGGATTCACGACCAAGCCGGGGC